GGCCAGCATCGAGTGGACCTCGGCACAGTCGAAGGTGATGGTGCGCGCTTCGGGGTCGACGTCGGCCGACCAGGCGATGCCCCACCAGGCGACCGAGCGGTCGTCCTCGACGATGTAGAGCGTGGTGGCGGCGACGAAGGGCGCAGCGGCCGAGCCAGCGTTGGCCCCGTAGCGGGTGAGCGGCACGGTGACGGAGGCGGAGCCGGGGCCGTTGAGGGCCGACGACCAGGAGGCCTCGACCCAGGCCAACTCCTGCTCGATGACGCCGGAGAGCACGTTCCCCGCCAGCAGGAGCACGGCCGGACCCTACTGCCAGACGGGTGCGTTTGACTTCGTCCGGCCGTCGGCGACGTTGCCCGCCGAGACGGTCAGGGCGCCGGAGGGCACCAGCACCGTCGCCAGCGTCTCAGAGTTGGGCGGCTCGGCCGGAGCCCCAGCCCCGGGCGTGCCGGTGACGTCGGCGAGGAGCCAGGTGTTGGAGGCCCCGCCGAAGGCCTCGTCGAACACGGTGGCGACGATGAGGTCGGTGCGCGCCTGAGCCCCGGCAGGAGCGAGGTCGACCCGGGTGGAGCCCTGGTTGACGCAGAGGTACATGCCCTGCCCGGCGGTGTCGCCCAGGACGAACACGGAGCCGGAGGAGACGTCCACGGCGAGCCCGGAGGCCGCAGCGGTGACGACCATGTCGTTGTTGCCGACGACTCCCTCGGAGCCCTGCGCCATTGCGTTGATGAGCAGGCGCATGTCGTCGGCGTCGTAGCACTCGGCCTGGAACATCGGCGGTTGAACTTCGGCCATCAGGGTCCCTTCATCAGAGCCAGGCGTCCCGCCAGCGGACGGAGACGGAGCCCTCGGCGGCGAGGGCGACGTAGCGGAGGTCGTTACGCCCGGGGAGCAACTTCCAGAACGTAGAGCCCGGGGCGAGGAGGTCGTAGCGGGGCTGCCCGTTGAGCACGACCCTGCGCGCATGGGCGTCGACCTCCAGCACCTCCCCGACGGCGAGCGTGGTCCCCTCGAAGTCGACGATGGCGCCGGTGGTCAGGTTGAGGAGAGCCGGGTCGACAGCGGGGCCGGTGAACACGGCGACGAAGGGCGTGGCGGTGTTGCCGCCGTTGTCGGCCACGCCAGCCCCGGAGAACGAGGAGCCCCGCAGGTCGAGCGAGCACCCGGAGAGGTCGAAACACTGGCCGGGGTCGGCCAGGCAGAGCCCGGAGTCGGCGGCGACGACAGCCAGGGTGAGCGAGGTGCCCCGGACGTCGATGGAGTAGAGCCGGGGGTCGGTGGCGAGGAACTCCAGGGCGACGTCGGCCTGGCCCCGGTGGAGCCGGGAGTTGTCGACCTCCATGCGGCGAGGGCGGCCCATGACGGCGAAGGTCGCCACGCCGGGGATGCCGAGGCGGAGCGGCTGGGAGACGACGGCGGCCTGCCAGGCGCCAGCCAGGTCCCGCAGGCGGCCCCAGGCGGCGGCCGGGGTGGCCTCGGAGATGCAGACGGTGAACACGAGAGGGCGGCCCTCGTGGAAGTCGCCCAGGGCCACGACGCCGTGCTGGGAGGGGAAGCCGACGTCGTTGGTGCGTTGGTCGGGGAGCCCGAGCCCTTCCCAGGAGGGCATGCCGTAGGGCGTCCCCTTGCCGAAGGTGACGACGCCGAGAGCGACCTGCCAGTCGGCGAGGGGCTCCAGGTTGGCGTCCCAGCGGAGGAGGTCGACGAAGGCGGTCGGCGGCGGCTCGGCCCGGGGCGAGCGGGAGACGAGGGGCACCATCGCCTCGGCCTCCACCGCAGGCCCCGCCAGAGAGCCCCGGTACGTCCGGTCGACGAGGTCGATGGGGGTGAGCCGCCCCGGCGGAAACAGGGCCATCAGGCGGCCGTTCCCATGCGGAAGCGGACCCACCAGTCGAGGTCGTCGACGACCCGGCGGTCGCCGAACACGACCGGCCCGTTGAAGGCGATGCCAGCCCCGGCCCCGGCGGCACCGAAGGGGCGGTGAGCCGGGGCCGGGAGCGGCACGACAGCCTCGTCCCGACCGGCTTCGCCGAGGAGCGCCAGGGTCCCGCCAGGGGTTGCGCGCACGAGGCCGCCGGAGGCCATCCGGGGCACCGTCGGGAGGCCGATGGTGAAGCCGCCGATGGTCTTGCCGAAGGGCAGGTCGATGCCGGGAACCTCCAGGTCAATGCCGTTCCAGAAGTCCGCAAAGGTGTTCCAGATGCGCTTGATGAAGTTGATGGCGCCCTCGAAGCCGGACTTGATCCCGTCGATGACGTTGCCGATCGTCTCCTTGGCCGTGTTGAACGGGGCCTCCAGCAAGTCGGAGATGGTCGCCCAGGTGTCGGTGAACCACGAGACGACCTTGCCCGCTACCTCGATGATGTCGTCGACGACGCCGGTGACGACCTCGACGATGGCCTCGAAGGCGGGGCCGAACGTCTCGGCCAGGAAGGCGACGACCTCGTCCAAGTGGTCGACGACCCACTGCAACTTCTCGCCGAGGAACTGGAACACGGTGACGACCTGCTCGGAGATGAAGGTGGTGACGACGGCGAGGGCCTCCGCCACGATTACCAGGGCCTTCGCCAGAATGTCGAGGATCGGCACGAGGCCGACGATGAGCAGGTCGAGCAACTGGACGATGGGCGGGATGAGCGGAGCGGTGGCGAGGGTGATCGTCAGCATCGACGTGGCGACGGCGATGAGGGCCTCGACCAACTGCGGGAGCACCGGCAGCAGGGCGTCGAGGAGCACGGTGATGAGGTGCTCGAACAGGGGCAGCAGGAGGTCGATGATCGGCAGGAGGGCGGAGAGCGCCTGATCGACCAGCATGAGGAAGGCGTCGACCAGCCGGGAGACGATGGGCGCCAGGGCCGTGAACAGGCGCACGAGGATCGGCAGCACGGCCTCCACGATCCGCATGACGACGCCGGAGAACTCGTCGAACACGTCGAGGATGGCGGGCAGCACCCGGGCGAAGATGGGCGTGAGCACCCGGACCAACTCGTCGAACAGGGGGATGATCGCCTCTAGGGCGCCGAACAGGAACTCCCCCAGGCGCTCGGCGAAGATGTCGAGGAACTCGCCGATCATGCCGAAGATGGGCGCCAGGGCGATGAGGGCGGAGCCGAGGCCCTCGGCGAGCACGTTCGCCAGCACACCGACGATCTGGACGATGGGGGAGATGAGCGGGGCGAGCGAGAGGAGCGCAGGCCCCATGACGTCGAGGATCGAGGTGACCTGCCGGACGAGGATCTGAATGGAGGGGCCGAGGGCCTCGAAGATGCCGCCCAGGGCGGAGCCGAATGAGTTGCCGAACTGCGTGAGGGTGTCGAGGAGGGCCGGGTCCGACAGCACGGTCTTGAGGCCCTCGACGAGAGGCCCGAGCCCGGCGGCGAGGGCAATGCCCATCGTGTCCTTGAAGGTGGACAGCACGCCGGTCAGGGTCGTGGAGGAGCGTTCCATCGCCCCGGCGGCCCCGGGAAACTCCTTCATCTTCGCCAGCAGGATCGGCACGGCTTCGGAGGCGGGGATGAGGCCGTCCTCAGACAACTCCCGAGCCTTCGCCTGGCTGATCCCCATGCCGTCGGCGAGGGCCTGCCACACCGGGAAGCCCGGCAGGGCGTTGCTGATCTGGTTCATGTCCTGAGCGGTTACGCGCCCGGTGCCGCCCATCTGCCCCAGAGCCCGAGTGACGGCGTCCATCTCGCCCTGGCCTCCGCCGAGCACCGACGTCATGTCGCCGATGGTCTGGACGTACTCCAGAACGTTGTCGGAGGTGACGCCGAAGGTGCCGCCCTGGGCGACGAGGTTGCGCGTCATGTCGGCGAGCCCGGGAAGTTCCAGCGGGGTCTTGGCGGCGAAGTCCGTCAACTTCGCCATCATCTGCTGGGCGCCGTCGGCGGAGCCGAGGAGCCCCTGGAAGCCGACCTCCGTCATCTCCAGAGACTTCGCCGTGTCCAGGCCGAACTTGGTGACCAGCCCCGCAGCAGCGCCGAGCCCGAGCCCGGCGACGAGGCCGCCCAGGCCGCCTGCGCCCTTGGAGATGCCGCCGAGGGCGGAGTCGCTCTGGCGGGCAGCCTCGCGGAAGTGGTCGGTGATGGCCTCGCCCGCCTTGTCGGCGGAGGTGACGGCCTGGTTGAAGGCGTCGGCCCCGCCGACCTTCTCGAAGGCGGCATCGCTCTGGCGGGCAGACTCGACGAAGGCGTCCTCGATCCGCTCGCCCGCCTTCTCGGCGTCGGCCACGGTCCCCTTCATGGCGCCCTGGAGCCCGGAGCGCATCTCCCGCTCCCAGCCGGAGAAGTCCGGCACGATCCGTACCGATGCACTCCCCAGGTCGGCCACGGCGGCCAGCCTACGACAGCAGGGCTACCGGGTCACCTGGCGGTAGGCGGCCATCGCCAGGGCGGCCTCGGTGGCGGCGTCCTCCTCACCGCTCCACCACCAGGGCGCAGCGGGGTCGGCTGCGCGCACGGCGGCCGGGGCAGGCTTGGCCGAGAGGAGCGACTCCATCTCGTCCCGCTCCTCGGCGGAGGCGGAGCGCACCCGGAGGTAGGACAGCACGTTCAGCACCCTCACCAGCGGGAGCCCCTCCAGGTCGAGGCCCCGCCCTAGCGCCCAGCCGTCGAGGAGGCGCCAGCCGTCGACTAGCCAGCCGACGAGGGCGAGGGCGACTCCGTAGGGCGGCCGGTCACCTGCTCGACGATCCAGGCGAACATGGCGGTGAGGCCGTTGGTGCCGAGCGGCGTCTCCTCGGAGCGGAGGGCGGCGCCGAAGTCCTCCCGGTCGGCCGGGATGACGAAGGCGGGCAGCAGGTCGAGGAGGGCGGCGAGCCGGGCGATCCCCTCCATCTCCTGCACGACCATCACTCGCTCCAGCAGCGGGAGCGGGAGCCGGGCGAGGAGTGTGAAGCGGCGGCCGTTGAGGTCGAACTGCGAGCCCTGTTCGGGCGGCGGGGAGAAGTCGGGGATGAGGGCGGCGGTGCCGTTGGGGAGCGTCACGGCGGCGACCCTAGCCGGAGGGCGGCGGCTCCGGCACTCCCCAGGGCGGAGCCGCCGCCCCGGGCGACCGTAGCGGCCCCGCAGAGGCCCCTCAGGTCCCGTCTCAGCGACGAGGGAGGTCAGCCCCGGCCCGTCGCAGGGCGGCCATGAAGTTGAGCCAGGCCCGGCCCCCGGAGCGGGTGTCGGTGGTGGAGATGCGCTTGCCGGAGGGCGAGGTGAAGCGAGGGTGCGGGTGGCCCATGTCGACGGTCCAGCCCTGAGCCTCCAGCAGCCGGGCGACCCGGCGGAGGTCCTTGCGCGGGTTGTTGGTCGGCATCAGGCGCCGTGCTTCTGACGGTACGAGGAGGGGCGGCACTCGGGGGAGCAGTACCGGGCACGGCGGCCCGTCGGCGAGGCCGGGGGTAGATCGCCGCCGCAGGTCAGGCACGAGAGGCCGCCGGGGGCGTCAAGTTCTTCGGGAAGGGCGACCGTGACGACGACGTCCGGGCGCCAGTCTCCCCACTCGCCGAGCACGACCCGGCGAGTGGGGGCCAGCACCGGCTCGCCCCGGTCGAGGCGGTCGAGCCAGTCGGCCATCAGCCGACGACCCGGACGGTGGTGGTGGTCCGCTTGCGGACACCGGCGAAGGGGAGCGAGAGGCCGAACGTGCAGCACGCCAGGAAGATGCGCGTGAGCGAGTAGCGACCTTTGACCTCGGTCTTGGTGGTGGTCATGGAGGGTCCTTTCGGGAGCCGGGGCGGGATTGCCCCTCGCCCCGCCCCGGCCGGGAAGCCAGGGGCGGAGCAGGGAGCCGTCCCGCCTAGAGGCCCATCCTCCCGGCGCACACCGGGCCGATGCCCCTGGCCCGGGAGGCCTCGTCGGTGAGGGTGCGGTTGCAGTGGCCGCACCGGCCGATCTCCTGCCCGTAGCGGAGCATCGCCGCCATCGGGTCCTCGGCGATCTTCGCCAGCACGGCGGCCCCGGCGGCTCCCTTGACGGGGTGGCGCTCGTCGGAGGCCAGGACCGAGACGAAGGTGCGCCCGGCCCAGCGGCCCTCGGTGGGGCGGTCGACCTCGTAGAAGCGGAGGATGCCCTCGGCGTTGTCGACGGCGTAGTGACCGGCGGGCACGTCGGGGAGCACCCGGGCCGGGGCGGCGAGCGGCGGGGTGCCGTCCTGGCCGGGGATGCCCGACGACGCCGGGGCGACGACCGGGCGGGTGGTGCGGCCAGCGTCACGCATGGCGATGAGCCGGTCGAGGCCCTCCGAGGCGGCCTTGCGGG